GCTGTCATTAATTCATTCTCCGGATGTTATATTATAAACTACGCACATAATAAAGTCAACTAAATATTGTACCAAAAGGACAATTTAACTATTATGGCAGACCAAACAATCAATTCACAAATAGGCAATGCAACAGGTGCTATCGGTGCAGCCGCTAGTGGTTTTACTGCCGCTAGTAATTTAGGTAGTGCGATTTCATCAGCATTTACCGGCGCTGGCGGCGGTGCAGAAGGTGTTGCAAGTGCTATTCGAAGTATCGATTTACCAGCCGCTGGCGAAGCTATTGGCGACATTGAAAGTGCTATTGCTAGTTTTGGTGGTGATGGCAGTAATGCAAATGATTGGCGTGTACGACTAAGCATGTCTAGTTGGTCTAGCTTTAGAAGTAGTCCAGTCTTAAAACCATTGAAAGATGCAGGCGGTTTAATTTTTCCTTACACTCCTACTATTAAAATCGCCAGTTCGGCTAGCTACAGTCCGATTCCAACTGTACATACTAATTATGCTTTTCAGGCTTACAAAAGTAGCGATCCCGGATCAATAAGTATTACAGCACCAATGTATGTAGAAGACCCTGAGCAGGGACTATACTGGGTTGCTATGGTACATTATCTTCGTTCACTAACTAAAATGTTTAGCGGTGCAGATCCAAAAGCAGGAAATCCTCCACCTGTGATTATGTTAAATGGATATGGAAATTATGTGTTTAAAAATGTTCCGGTAGTCGTTAAAAGTATGAGTGTACAACTAACTGCTGACTGTGATTATATCGGTGTTGAAGTATTTGGCAGTGCCGCAGGCGAGATTCAAGGCATCACTGATAGTATAGGAGGCTTATCCGATACACTAGGAAGTGTGTTGCCAGGGTTTGGCGGAGTAACTGAAAGCATAACAGGTGCGGTAAGTTCTATCGCAGGCGGTGTGGGACAAGTAGCCGGCTTACTTGGTACATTTGGTATCGGCGGAAAGACTAGTGGCGGCATTACTCGTGTTCCAACTAAGAGTTCATTCCAGATAGAATTAATGCCAGTGTACAGTAGAGATAGTGTTCGTAAGTTTAGCCTAGACCGATTCGTAACTGGCGGTTACTTAACTAATCCAACAGGATATATTTAATATGTCATCAAATTATCAAAATACTAGTCCGTGGTTTACTACTAAAGTAGTCAATGATTATCTCGATGTTATGTCTATTAGGGCAGTAAGCTCACAACCTGATGATTTTTTATATACGATTCAACCACAGTATACATATCGTCCTGATTTGTTAGCGTTCGACTTATATGGAGATCCTGCTCTATGGTGGGTGTTTACTCAACGTAATATGGATGTACTTGAAGATCCTATTTTTGATTTTGTACCGGGTACTAAAATTTATATACCAAAGAACAGCGGACTTAAAACTGTGTTAGGATTATAATATGGCAATAACAGATTTGGCAGCAGTCAACCCAGCGCAAATTGACAAAGTTGCAAACACTGTCCAGACACTTGGAAATGTCAATGGAATATCTAGTGTAACAAATGCCGTAACAGGAGCGTTCGGTAGTATAGGTAAGTTTTTTAAAACATTATCGGGAACTAAACTACCTCTAAAGAATCCGTTGTTTGCCTATGCCACTTATGACTATGTCATAGGACTAGGAGCATTATCTGCGGCGCAAATTAATGACCCGGACAAAACATACATATCCGGAAAGACTCCGTTACTAATCTGTAAGAGTGCAAATGCAGATCCAAATAATCGAGTTAAGACAACCTTTGGTAAGTTTGATTTTTTTATCAATAATCTAAAACTCAGTAGTCTAATTGGATTCGCTTCAGCCAGCAGTCCCGGCTCGACTATAATAACATTTGAAGTTATTGAACCATACAGCATGGGTATGTTTTTTATAGCATGCCAGACGGCCGCTGATAAGTTAGGTTTTGATAACTGGCGTGAAGCCCCTTATGTAATTACACTTGATTTCCGAGGAAATAAAGAAACCGGGTCGATGGCAAATATTCCAGGGACAAAGAGATTTATTCCTTTTATGTTTGCAGACATCTCTATGACTGCTGATGCTAATGGTTCCAAATATACTTGCAAGGCGATTTCATGGGGGTCTGGTGCGATAACTGATGCTGTGGCTAACTTTAAAACTGATATATCCGCTGAAGGTAAAAATGTACAAGAAGTTTTACAAACTGGTGTGAACAGTCTTCAAGCTGGTATGAATAAAAAACTACGAGAAATCGCGGCTCAGCAGAATCTAGAAACACCAGATGAAGTATTAATTTTGTTTCCTGACGAAATAGCTTCAGACCTCGGAGAAAATTCTAGAGATGATATCCTAGCTCGCCAAACTGCCCCAACTACTACACCGAGCCTTGATATTAATAGTCTAGATGCTACATATAAAACTTTAGGTGTGTCACGAAGCGAAATTAACAGTTCTTTAGTACAAAGTGTTGGCGGCGTTAATGCTATCGGAGCTTCAGTTATGCGAGTAGGCAAACCAGATGCTCCACAAAGTAAAGATAAGGATGTTTATAATACAGAGATTGATCAATTTATTAGATCAAAAAACACAGTTAATTCAGCTACTAATTCTTTCACGTTCCCCCAAGATACTAGTGTGATGAACGCTATTAGTAATATTTTATTAAAAAGTGCATTTGCAGATGAAACTCTACAGGCAAGTAATTTAGATAAAAACGGCATGAGAAATTGGTGGACAATTATTCCTCAAACTTATATCATTAGTTCAAAGGCTAATACTAATACTAATTCTCCCGCATATCTGCACGTATATAAAGTTATACCGTATAAAACACACTCAAGTAAGATCATGTCAGCTGGCGGCAAACCCCCCGGCTATGAAAATCTCAACAATGAAGCAGTTAAAGAATACAACTATATGTTTACGGGAAAGAATGTAGACATTATAGATTGGAAACTTAAATTTGATTTTAGTTTTACAGCAGAGCTGCCAGTATCATCGGCTGCACAGTCAACTGATACGCAGTTGGCAGTCAATGACGGTGATGGTGCTAAAAAACCCGATATAGTTAAGCCCAACGGTGAAGGACAGCCGGCTGATAAAACACCCGGCGTACAGAATCCGGTAGTTAGGTTTATTAAAACCTTAACAGGCACTGACTTGCAAGGTGGCGGAGGATCAGACACTCAAGCGACTCGAGCCGCGAGGGTATGGCATGATGCTGTGACTAAAGGCTTAGAGATGCAGGCATTACGAATGAAGATAATAGGTGATCCCTATTATATTGCGCAAAGCGGTCTCGGAAACTATCATAGTGCTCCGACACAATATCAAAATTTAAATGCTGATGGTACAATTAATTGGGCAAGCGGAGAGGTAGATATCCGTGTTAATTATAGAAGTCCTATCGACATTAACCAGGGTACAGGGTTATATAATTTTGGATCAAAGACATTTAAAGATCCTGAAACGGGAAAAAGTCAATCAGTTACTCAATTCAGCGGCCTATATCAATTAATCCATGTCGACAGTTATTTTAAGGATGGTCAATTTACACAAGATTTAAAAGCACTACGCCGACCTATGCAAGAATCAACAAAAGCTCCTACAGAGGTTTATTCAACAAACAAAGATGCTCCTCCGGCAGCCACTACTACTAGTACCGCCGCCGCCCCAACTACTACTAGTAGCGAAAATACTGCTGATAATAATGGATGGGGAGAAGGTACATAATGGCAACAACGAATCAAAATTTTCAAAGTTCAACAACTCCGGCTTCTCCTGATGCAGGCCCGTTCCTTGCCAGAGTAATTAGTCATCAAGACTCTAGTTTTATGGGAACTCTGCAGGTTGAATTATTACGTCCTATAGGAAATAATGCTACTAGTAATGAATTGCGTACAGTCAGTTACCTAAGTCCTTTTTACGGTGCTACTGCCGCAAAATTTCTTAGAGAAGGCGACAACAATTATAACAATACACAGAAAAGTTACGGCATGTGGATGGTACCGCCAGACGTCGGTACTACGGTAATGGTAATTTTTATCCAAGGTGATGTTAAGCGCGGGTTTTGGATAGGTTGTGTTCCGGATGAAAATATGAATTTCATGGTTCCGGGAATCGCATCTACTGCCGCTGTGGTCGATGGAACTGGTGATCGAGCACCAGTAGCGGAATATAATAAAAAATTAAACAACAGTAATGCCGAACCTACAACCTATCCAAAACCAAAACACACTGATCAATATCTTAATCTAGCTGTCCAGGGACTTGATAAAGATGATACAAGGGGTCTAACAACTAGTAGTGCTCGAAGAGAAGCTCCTAGTATGGTATTCGGTATTAGCACACCGGGACCAGTTGATAAACGACCTAATGCTCCTAAAGGATCGATAGGCCCAACCGATTCGCAATCACGAGTTCCTAATGCATTTATCAGTAGATTAGGAGGATCAACATTTGTTATGGATGATGGGGACTCTGCATTTCTTCGTAAGACATCTGCTAGTGCTGGACCTCCGGAATATGCGGCAATAGAACAAAATGAAACAGGCGG